GGTGCCATTGCAAATTTATTTGCTTTCTCTTTTGGCGTAATCTTCTTAGCATGGTCAGCATAATCTTTTCCGATTTCAACTGCTTCACCTTGTGCTCGTTTAATCTGTTGTTGAGTAGGTGCGCCTTTCTCACCTTTCTTTCTCATTGGTCTGCCTTCTTTTCTTTTCTTATGAATGTTCGCCCAAAGGCCAGGTCGACTTTCATTCACTTCACCGTACATCTTTTTAAATTGTTTAGTGTATGTACTTGGTTTCGTTTTCGCATCTTTATCACCAGGTGCTGGTTTGTATGCGTTCGGATTATCATCATCCATCTTAGAGCCTTTCTTAAAGTGAGCTGCCCTTTTATCTTTAGTTTTCTTAGACACTCCCTTATAATATTTCTTTGGTTGTGTACCAGGTTTATCATCTACATCGGGATCCTGTTTAACTTTAACGTCTTCTAAGTAGTCGTCATCGTCATCGTCTAATGTATCAGAATTTTTCTGTAACACAACGTCTTTTACTTTTTCTTTTTGTACGTCTGTTGATTCCATCATTTCTATTTGTGCATCATCTACAGCACAACATTCATGTAACCAAGCTTTCTTAACTCCACCGTCTTCCATTTCATATACGAGATAGTTGGTTCCCCTTTTAATGATTTTACCAATAGAACAATCATTCATATTTTCTACATAATCACCGATCTCAAATATATTTTCTTCAATATATTCTTGTCTTAGTTCTTGTTTTTCAAAGTCTTCTAAACTCATTATAGGTTTCATTTGAACTCCAAATCCTTTTTGTGATTTAATGCCCATTGCTGTTCTTAAATCTTTAAATAGTTTCTTTCCATCTGCGTCTTTCATTTTGACTGGCAGACCTCTTCTAAAGCTGTTATAGTCTCCTCTAACAGCATACAATCTCATTTTAGTACCTGATATTCCAGAAGTACCTTGTGCGTCAGGATCTCTTTCGCCAGCACTAACTACCTCTGTCTTATCAAAGTTAAAATCTTTTCCATTATATTGTGTAATTAATCTTTTAAATTCACTCACACGATCACTACCTGCAATCATATAAACATCTGAATACTTTCTATCTAAAGCATTCTTTAATACTTCCATAAACGTTCTAGTGTTACCACCTGCGGCAACAAACTTTATGTTTCTGTATAAAGGTTGTAGATACTTAATCTTTGTTCGTGCATCTAAAGGATTCTTTGTTCTATCCTGAGATGCACTTACATAGATGATACCATCACCTTTAATTCTTCTGGCAATCGCTTCTACTTTCTGGATCAGTTTTTCATGTCCAGCAGTAGGTGGGTTCATACGACCAAAAGCAAATGCTACTGCCTTAGGTCTTTTACCCTTTGCCAAAAATTCTTTTAGTGTCTTCTTCATCTTCCTAATTTTTTACTACGTCCTAATGGTAGAGCTTGTCTCTTTGTATATACTCCACCTTTCTTTGCTTCCCATTCCACTGTTACTTCTTTTGCCTTTGTGTTGTTTTGAAAAGACTTAACTGCTTTTCTAAACGACATTGATTCAATATTCTTAGGCTCTTCACCTGCTTCATAAAATGTATATTGTCTTAACTTGCTCATGCTACTTTACTTGTTCCTTTATCCCAACGTTTTGCAGCTGTGAAATTAGCTGCAGAAAACTCTAGTCGATCAACTAACTTTCTCGCTGTACCTTTACCATCAACTACTACGTAACCTTCTGGATTAGTTACTTCTAATCCGTTACCTTTGACAACAAATGTACCAATCGATGTTGCTTTGTTTAGTTTATCAACGACAACTTTCTTTGCACGTTGTATTGTTTTGTATGTTGCTATCGCAAAGTAAACCTGTTCACCTGCACGATCTATAAATCTTAGACCGTCTTCAAGTATTTTCTTATACTTATCTTTCGATTCTTGTCTCTTAACTTTATCTATAGCTGCACCAACTTTACCCTCATAGTAGTTTCTAAAACCTGATACTGCTTTTGTAGTTGTTGGTACGTCTTGCATTTGTCTAATAAAAGTATTTAGATATGTCTTTAAATTTAAACCTACCGAATAATCCGATAGGTCTGTTTGCATTTTATTTAATAATGATGTTGACTTCTTCAATGAACCTCTTGCCATGTTTAACATTTTAGTAAGTTGTTCACCCTCACCTAAAGTCATCATCACATTACCTGTTACATCTTTGTACGTTGCATCGTCAAACCATACATTGGGAGAACGTCTGAGTTTCGATACATCTGCACCAAAAGATGCTTTTAACTTGTCGATAGATGAGCCTCGATATGTTGTGTGAAAGATAATTCCTAATTTTGCTCTTGCAATTCTACCACCTAGACCAGTCTTCTCTGGCACTGTATAAACAATTGTATTTGGTTGAAATGAAATCACTTGTTCTTTTTTACCAGATGCTGAAGTTATACCTCTAGTCTTTTTTAACTTTTGTGTAAACATAAGATCGCCTTGTAGAATACCTTTGAAGTTTAAAGGTTTCAAATATAATAGACACTCTCTTAAAATGTTTGCAACTTCGCCTGTGTGATTTCTTTGAATATCTGCTGGTGTGTAATTAATCTTTGGTGTTTTATTGAATAAACTTTTTGTTGCAACAAAGAACTTACCATTTGATGGATCGATTCCAGCAACAATCGCTGGTGCGCCATCCCACTTCACAGTAAGATTAACTTTCTTGTTTGATGAACCTTGTAGCATATCACGTAACGCATCTAAAAAGTTTAGAGCATTCTCTCCACCTTTTGCACCATTCAGAATAATATCATCTTCTAAATGTTCTAAGTGTGTGTTTGCGTCTTCTAATAAAAGTTCCATTACCAACTTATCCTATTGTTAAAACTTACGTCTGGTTCTATTGCCATAAACTTAATCAATGCTTCCCAAGACTTACTAACTAATTCTTTTACTCTATTCCAAAAGCCTTCGAACCAATTAGCAACTTTGTCATATGCTCTCTTTATAACATCCATTATACCCTCTGTCAATAAGTCTGCATTTTTAATTTCTTCTTCTACAACCATCTTAACACCTAGACCAACTGCTGACCAAAATGTATAGTAACCAGTTTTGCCTTTTGGATTTGTTGGTGATTTTAATTGTGAAGATGTATTTTGTGTAGACTTAAATTTAACATCTGGTCTAACTTGTTTTGCAATCTTCTTAACGTATGGGTCATTCATTGATTTAACTCTATGACCTTGTGCATTTCCATCATAGTCTGTAACTAAGAAGTAATCAGCTGTACCTTCGCTGTTATCAAACTTAGTACGACCTGTCATTGCTTCATATGTAAATGCTTGTGCAAATCTTGGATTCGCATTAAATATTTTTCTTAAATCTTGTTTAAATGCTTTGTGAGCTTCATCTGCTTTCTTTAGTATTTCTACTTCAGCAAACTTGCCTGCTTTTTCTAAATCTGTTTTACTACCTTTGATACCCATCTTAGATAAATCTGTTGACGGTAAAAGATTGTCCATCTGTTTACCTAATGCTTTTACTGACTTGTCTAAAGATTGTTTTGATGTTTCTGCAGCCACATAGAATGTAGCAGAGGCTTCTGCTTGACCACCAGACATGAGTTGAGCATCACCTGTTTTAAGTGATATTCTATCTCTGCCTATTACGAAATCTGTTTTGGGAGTTAGTGTAGAACCCTTTGCACCACCTGGTCCAAAGTATGTGTTCCATTTCTTAGATGCAGGATAAGAGTTCTTTGGAAACTTACCCTTACCTGATAGTCTTAAACTAGATACAATTTTCTTACCAACCTTATCAGAGTTTTTGATAAGACTAGATTTAAATTTAGGACCACCTGCAGCTGCTACGATAACTTTTTCCATATCATAGGCGGCTGTAGTATCGCCTTCTAAAATAAGATTATCAATTAGATAATCTCTAAAATTTTGCATTTTGCACTTCTCCCATGTACAATCTTATACCACATATCCCATTACAAGTCAAGTAAATTCGATAGTAATATTTATAATTCTTTAGTACACAGGAAGTTAGGAATGCCTTGATTATACTTCCAAACTTGATGTTTATTTTGGAAATCTGCTAGTTTTTGTGCGTCTTCTTCAAAGTCATAGACTGCGACAATCCGTTTGGCGTTCTCTCTGACTTGCCAGTAGAGTTCTTTGCCCCTTTTTGCGAGCTTGATAGTATACTTTAATTTCTTAGAATACACTCTTTTTTTACGAGAAGTTGCCATAAGTATTACCTTTGTTCTTCTTTATATATGATTCGAGGGCATCTTCATCGTTCTCCTCGACTTGTTGACCAACTAAAGTTTGTGCTGATTGTTCAACATCAAATAGTTTCATTCTTGCTCGATCTACACCAATAACAAACTTCTTATTCATTGTAGGATCGTTGTATCTATTCTTTAGTTGTTTTACCATCATCTGACCTGCTTGTTCTAACTCATCGTTAGAGATTAACGCAAACATAAAATCTGCTGTTGCAGGTAGACCAAATGATTCGGAAGTATCTTCAAGGCCAACATCTGTAGACACGAAACCAGTTCTTGTAGTTTGTGTCGCTGTCATAATAGGTAAGTTGGATTCTACAGCCAACCCTCTAAGTTCTTCAGCAATTGCCTTAACATATGTGTAACTATTAACATTGGCACCAGGTTTGAAACGTGAACTAGCACAGATATTGATGTAATCAATAAACACAATATCTGGCTTGAACGTTTTCTTCAAAGCCAATTCATTGATCAATGCTTTGAAGTGACCAGCACCAGCAGAGGCAGTAGGATATTCTTTGATAACTAATCTACCTGTTGTTGCCTCTTTTAATTTTTGTATCTTGTCTGAAAATAATTTCTTGTTTAATGAATGTAAATCATCTGTAGAAATATTAAGTAAGTTTGCATCTATTCTTTCTGCAATTCTTTCCTCTGCCATTTCCATAGTGATATACAAAACATTTTTATTAATCGACAATGCATGTGCAGCCATGTGTGTCATAAACATTGTCTTACCAACACCAGTGCCTGCCAATGCAACGTTCAACGTTTTGTTTGGCAAACCACCTTTGGTAATCTTGTTGAAGTATGATAGATCAAATTCAATACGTTCTAGTTTTTGATGATAGTAATCAAATCTTCTATCAACATCATCTAAATAATCATGGCCAACATGAGAATCAAAAGAGACACCCAATGCATCGCTTAGTATTTCTGGTATCGCTTCTGGTGTCCGTCTTGTATCTTTACGCTCAAGTATTTGAATACCATCCATCACTGCGTTATGTATCGCACGATCTTTACAAAACTTCTCTGTAGTTTCTACTAACCAATCTAAATTAATATCTTCAGGATTCAAAGATTGTATCAAAGAAACAATCTGTTTGTATTCTTCATCCGTAATATCTCTACGGTTCTGAATATCAATCTCTAAAGTTTCTCTGGTTGGAAGTTTGTTATACTGAGTTGTGAATTTAAAGATTTCACTAAACAAAATCTTTTCTAAACGATTTGAAAAGTAATCTTCTTTAATAAAAGGTAATACCTTTCTACTATAATCTTCGTTATGTATTAGATTCTTTAGTGTGGTTCTTTCTATTCTTTCGCTCATTTCATCTCCAGTTGTATGTTTTCGTGTAGTATATCACTTGTTAGTTTCTTAAATTCTTCACTTTCAGTATCACAATCTTTTGGATTATGAATTACAGTGTAGTCATATTTAACTCTTAGTTGACCGTCTTCTTCTATAAATTTGACACTGCCATAAACATACTGAACATCTTTGAACGGACCTTCATCAATATTGATTAGATCGTGTTCGTATCTAATATGTTGTACGTATCTATACTTCGGTAGAGCCATAAGAAAATTCTTTTTTAGCAGCTTCTTCTAGTTGCTCCATAATTTCTTTTGTGAAATATTTCTCTGGTTCATTCTGTATAGTTTTCGAATATTGTTTACTGCCATCTGGCAATTCAATTCTTGTTGATACTTGTTTGAAGATACCATATTTTAATGCCAAGTCTAATAGACCATAGTGTCTATCTAAACCTGTTTCATATCTCAATCTTGTATCAACCATTACGTTCTCTTTAGATAATCTACTTTTATGAGTTTTACAATGGATGATGTTACCGATAATATCAGTACCATCTTTTTCTTTTTTCTTAGATAGGTATACGATAGTTGAGGCTGCATACTTCAAGCCTGAACCACCACCCATTTCTTTTTGTGGAAACATTGAACCAATCACATCGTAAGTATGATTAGTAATCACAAGTGGCACTTTCGCTTTACCAAGTTTCAATGTCAACACTCTAAATGCAGCCTTGACAACTTGACTTCGTGTCATGTCTCTTGTTTCTTTACCATCTGCTGTATCTTCAATCTCTTTTGTTGTAGATAACATACCCAAAGAATCTAATACCATAAACAATGGTTTTCTTTTTGATTCATCTATTTCCAAATAAGAATCCAATACTCTTAATGATTGTGTTCTAAATTCTTGTACTGTTGTCACTGGCATGATTGCAATACGTTTTGTATCAATGCCACGACTTTCAACTAAATCTTTTGTTAATGCACTTTCTGATTCGAAGTATACCACGTTGGCATCTGGATTATTATCCAGAAAGTTTTTCACCATTCCTAATACAAAGAATGTCTTACCAGTTGCACTTTCGCCAGCGATAGCTGTGATCTTATTTCCAGGAAGACCACCTTGAAGTGAACCTGATATCAGGCCGTTGAAAATATACGAACCTGTATCAATGAAATTAGCAACGTCACCTGCCTCAACACCATCGTCAACAATGGCTGCAAATTCATTACCAGTCTCTTTGATTATATCTTTTAAAAAATCACTCATTCAATTACTCCATTTTAATAGGGCTATTATACCACATTTTTTACTTTTTGTCAAGGTTTATTTTACTCAACACGTTATTATATATCGATTCTGCAATCGACTTCATCATTAGAGGGGGCACCATTCTGCCTACTCTCTCTGCCTTTTGATTCCACTTACCAGTGAGTTTGAAGTCATCTGGTAGTGACATTATACGTTTCAGTTCGCCTAGTGTTAGTTTTCTAGGTTCATTCCAATGAAACGCACCTGCGTTTGTTTGTCCATTACCCATTGCTGTCAGTGTGGGTGCTGGTGCATATTCTGAAACACGTTTTAAATTAAAGTGATGACCTTTTG